TAATGGTTTGCTGAACCCCGGCCTCACAAAGATTTATGATTGGCTGCTCCAATTCGGTGGCGATTCAAACGGAGCACCCGGAAAATTGGGGGGAGGTCGATGTACCTTAAGCCACAGCTGGTGTGTGACCGACACGCGCTTTCTTGTTACTGTCAAGCACGGGGGTGTGAGGTAACCCCGTCTACACCACGGGGTACTGGTTGCGGTGCCAGTCCTTGGGTGTTGCCCTACTGACCATCTATGTGGCACTCGGGTCAGACGTGTCTCGCCCTAAAGAGAAGGACTAACCGGCCGATGTTTGTTGAAAACAGGGCCTGCGGTGCCCACGAGCAGCGGATTTTCCAAGCCGGGCTTGGTCAACCATGAACGCAGGTGGTTTTTGGGCTGATGCGAGAGCGCATCCTTCCGCAAATTGGGTATCGTATATAGTACAACCAGTCAGATCTTGCCGATTCAGACTTCAATATGTCGGCTAGCCATATTGTGAGATTGGAGGTTTGTAGCATTCAGGTCTCCGGGCTGAATGCTCAGACAACGGTCTAGATATCTGGATCAATGGGTGTGCTGAGCACCCTACCAACCGGCTAGATACCGGGGCTCCAAAGGAGCTCTTGGGTTGGGAGAAAGGGAGGGAGGAAAAGGAGCGTGGGGAAAAGGAAAAACAGGAAAATGTAACCGGAAAAGGGGAACCCACTTAACAAAACCAAGGGTATGGAAAAAGAAGCAACTAATATGGGGGGAGATGGTATAACAAACCAGCAATACGCAAACAATGCGAAATGGCAGGCAGGGAGCGAGAATCGGGATTCAAAAAGTTAACGGCGTCTCTGATAGAGCGCCAAGAATCGGCAGACGCAATGCCCCGTTGAAGGAAGATGCGCGCGCGATGTAGAAGAGCAGCACCGTGAATATAAAGATCGGTGCCACCAAAGGTCCAGCCACAAAACGGTCCTGTGCGGCCCCAAAAGGGCTTGAAGGACATCCGCCACTCAGAAGGGTGGTAATGTTTTGTGATGGGAAAGTGACCGCAAATTAGGGAGTCATCGCCAGAGAAAGCCATGGGAGTCCCGGTTGGGATCTCGAAAAGCCAAGACATCAGGGCAACATTTCTCAGAGTGTTGAGGACCCAAGTGTAACGGTCACCAGAAGCTTGCATCATTGGGAGTCGGCCAATGTGCGTGTATGCATTGAAGCGACGGTGGGTGTGCATGTCCATATACCACTGTGGGAAGTGGAGGAGTCGCATAAGCCACATGTCAAATTCGTAGAACTCGCGTTCAATGCCTGTATCCCACCCAGTGCAATCATTCCCAGTAACAGGTTTACTGGGGTCCCAAATGGCAGCGTACCGGTCTTGCAGTTCGGCTGGGTCCATTTGGAAATTAAGGAGAATATTGGGGTGGAGAGCGGGAAGGAGGA